TAGAGCCGTTCTTGCCTGTAAGCTGTACAGCTTTGATTGACAATTCAACGTTTGAGTACATATCTTTTGCGTATGTTCTGAAACGTTTGAACATAACATTGCCCGCCTCAGGCGTTGCAAGTCCTTCTTCTCCGTAGCCAAAGCCACCCGATAGACCGATTGGAGCTGACGCAACAATCTCATTTGCTACCAATGGCTTTTTCTTGATTTTTGATAGTAGTGGTGTAGGCTCGATACCGAGTAGGTTATTCCATACCGGTAAGTAGTTAGATTTTAGAGCCTCTTCAATAGTTTTTAAGTTTTGTTCTCTTCCCATTTAAAAATTCTCCCTCTTTTGTAATGTGGGTACGTTATTTCCCTCTGAACATATCTTTTGTTCTTTTGGAGGCGTCGTCCCAAGTTGTTGGTTTTTCCTTTATTGTTAATGCCGCGTTTACAGCGCCGTTTGACGCTGACATTGCAGGCACTTGCTGACTTTGTTTAATGTCGTCCAATCTCTTTTTTTCAATCATTTGTTGAAATTCAGGATTGCTGTCGTAGTATTTCATTAATTCTTCTGCTGTTGGGTCTGACGGTGGCGGTGTATTCGCAGAATTTACGCCGTTTGCAATCATATACGCCGTCAAATACTTTTCGTCCATAGGTATATCGTCGTTGTCTAACCACTTGTTATGTTCAATGATGTAGTCCAGCTGTGGCAACATATCGTTAATACCTTTCAGTTCATCAACACCGTTGAACGCCTCAAGCATTTCCCTTTTTTCTTTCTCACGCATACCGTCCTTTGCGTATTGCAAGGCAGGTTCAACGTCTTTTAGCACTTGCTGTGTGACGTATTTTTGCATTGCGTTTGCATAGTCCTGTTGCATTTGCTGAACAGTTGCATCGTCCTCGAAAGCTAAACGGTTTACATCCAACATTGGCATTTGCATTGTGTCCTCTATAATTGCTTGCTCACGTTGCTGTGATTGCTGTGTTATAGTCTGTTGCAATTCGTTATTTGTCTGTCTTAGCTGTTCGTTTTCTGACATTATGCGTTGATAATCTTGTTCACGTTGTGCCGCCGCTTGTGCCGCCGCCTGTGCTACATTCGCCGCCTCATCAACCGCATTATTATCCTGTGTCGGTTGTTCTTGTGCTTGTGGTTCTTGCTCTTGTCCCTCTTGTTGTGGTTCTTGTGGGGTATCTTGGGGGGTGCTTTCTTCGCCCAATACCTCTTGACCGTCAAACATATCTTCGGTCGCTCGTCTTGCGTCGTAGAAATTATCCATTATGTATAGTCCTCCTATCTTTGTCCTTGTTGTGCCAACATAGCAATTACATTCTGCTGTTGATCTTGTGTCTGTGCCTGTTTATGTAGTCTGATATGGTCCTCTAATGCTTTTGCATACTCAGGCTTTTTCAGTTTTAACAGTTGAAAATCCAACTGCAAGATATACCGTAGGTGTTCGTCTATGTGTATATCGTGGTCGTCAAACTCTGATACTCTCGGTACTGCACCCTGCTCAAAAAATACATTTTCACGTTGTGCCGCTTGAATTTGCAGTGCATTGATGTTCATTATTTCGGTGTAATTGCCTACTTTCATAAACTCCAGTGCCCTCTGTTTTACACGTTCAGGTATCTGACCGTTTGCGTCGGTAAACAGTCCCATTTTGTATGCGTCGAAGAAACGTTCCTTTTGCACTTCTTCCGACATCAACAGTTCATTTTCTGTGACGTATTCCACGTCATAGCTGTTAATATCGTCGCTATTCCAAATAATCGCATTACCGATGCGGTTTTTACCTGTGCAATTCAGCACGCGTCGCGTATTCGCGTATTTTTTATAGATTTCAAGCCACATTACCGCTAAATTTTTGATACTGTTTCGGATATGGTCGCCTGTCAGTGATAGACGTGTATTGTCTATGTCAACAAGGTTCTGTATAGCTGTACCTGACGTTACGCCCGCAGGCGTTGCACCGTTCATCATCAGCTGTGATACACCTGCTACATATTCCATATCATTTTTCAGATTGTAGCGTTCCGTCATTATTTCTGACGGTAAATTGCCATTCGGAATAGGTGTAGGTGCATTTGTTCCCTGTCTGTACACTAACATTGCACCAGGTGCCGCACCGTTCTGTTCAAATTCTTCAATGTCGATACTGCCCTCTTCGGCATAGAAACCCTGTATTGCAATGCGTTTGATGTATTCGTGTATACGGTTTAGACAACCGTTATACGCACGCTGACGTGGTATTAAATCTTCGATTACTGACCTACCGAAAAATTGTCCTGCCGTTTCACGACACATCATTTGCGTTAGCGGTATGCGTGAATACGGTAGCGGACCGTAGTAAACCAAATGTTCGTCACCGACAATGATTATCATTCTTCCGTCCGGTCTGTGTTTGGTCGGACGTTCAAAATACGTAATCACTTTTGCGGCGTTATCTACCGAACGTGTACCTAATGTTGTGACGGTATTCTCGT